TTATCATCCTCATCATAGTAATCAGAATTTAAACCATCATCGTCATAAGTTTCACGGATAAAATCAAAACCAAAATCCTTAATTTCATCAAAATATATTTTGTCGTATCTTATTTCATCTTCAGTGTCCATATTCATTCTAAATGACACTTCTAAAAGATTAGAAAAATAATTTAAATGAAAAGATACTAATTCTATAATTTCCATTTCGTTTAATATTTTTTAAATCGTTTAAACATATCCAAAGTTTTATTAACTTGTTCTTGGATTGGTTCAATTTCTTCGTCATCCATTTCTTCTTCCAATCCAAATAGATTAATATCTTCAAATTCGGATTCGTCCTCATTATCAAATGTACCATGTTTAAAATCATCATCACCATCAGCAATTTTATCAGTTAAATCAAATTCATCTTCCTCATTATACTCCATTGATTCATTAATATTCATATTGGAATATAGTTTAACCTCTCCTTTATTATTAAGTACCAAACCACCCTTATCATTAGCATAATCTTGGACATATAAAGGTTGTTGATTAATCTGTTGTCCATATGATGTGACAAACCCATCATACACTTGTTTATGTTGATCTAAAATATTTGTTCTGTCTTCAGGTGTTACCTTAAAAAAATATGCACTCATAATTTTGTTGTTTTTATATAAATATCTTTATTTATTTATTAAAATTCTCAAGTTTTCTTCTCATAACTCTAAGTAATTTTTCATTTCCTTTATCTATTAAACTTTTTTCAGTTTCCCACCTATCAACACCTGATATTATCGCCAATTTTCTTCCGTCTTCCCAATTAACATCATATTGATCATCACCAAATACGGATATAGCTCCTGTACGAACCACACCAAGACTCATCGTATCAACAGGGTTTGGATCTTCCATGTATATTAACATTATTATATCACCGATTTTTAATTTTGGACTTTCCATAAGTTTGAATATTTATTAATAATAATTATACGTTATGAAGATAATAATTACAGAATCACAAACTAAAATATTAATAACCGAAAATGTTTTGAGACAAATCGGAATTTTTTTCAAAGACAGTTTGAAAAATATAAAAGAAATTATCAAGTCAGCATCAGAACAGATTGGAATGAATCTCCAATTTATGATGACGTGGGGGGCAGGTATAGCTGGTTTTATAGGACCAATCACCGAATATATAAAAGGACAATTTCCTGACTTAAATGATATTGAACTTAGTTTAATTATTACATCGTTAATTGCAACATATTACACAAATAATAAAAAAGTTCTTAACAATTTATATAATAAAATACAAGAACAGGGTTTAGGTAAATATTTTGAGAAAATACTGAAGAAAAGCGATGAGTTTTATAATGTTTTCAGTGAATTTATCAAAAGTTTGGCGACAACAAGTCATTCTATGGTTAATATGATGAGTTATACATTCATTATACCCATTTTACCAATGTTATATGAATCAATAAAAACAGGAATGTTTGAAAATGTTGATTTAGATGAAATTGTAACCATGATAACTGGTTTTGGTGGATTAACCATCGGTAGTATTCTGATTAAAAATTTATTAATTAAGTTATCAGAAAGGTTTAAGAAATAATTTGTCTTAGTTGTTTTTTTTCTTTAAATTGTTGTAAACAAACCTCAATAATCTTATGCGAAAATTCGATTTTAAAGACATTACATTAGTCCCTGAAACCCTCTCCTCAATTTCATCAAGAAATGAGATTGATATTAAAAATTCAAACAACAAATTACCAATAATTGTTAGTCCAATGGACACGGTTATTGATTATAGTAACTATTCCGTATTCTCAGATATGAAAATGGAAGTGTGTTTACCAAGAAACGAAAGATTAATTCCAAATGAATATGATGGGTTTATATCAATATCTTTGACAGAATTTGAGTCAATGGTTAGGATACACAAACATTTTGAAGTAGAACCCATTGAAACCAAAATATTGGTTGATATTGCCAATGGTCATATGACAAAATTATATGATTTATGCAAATATTTTGTTAATGAAATCAAAACAAATCATAAATTGATGGTTGGGAATATCGCTAATCCCACAACCTATGAAAAGTTTGCTGAATTGGGGGTTGATTATGTCCGAGTTGGTATTGGTGGAGGATCTGGTTGTCTTACATCAGCAAATACCGGAATACATTACCCAATGGCTTCCCTAATTTCAGAATGTTATCAAATCAAAAAGAAAAGAAACTACCATACTAACATTATTGCCGATGGTGGGTTCAGAAATTATGATGATATAATCAAAGCATTGGCACTAGGTGCTGATTATGTAATGTTAGGTGGGGTTTTAAACAAATCCCTTGAATCTTGTTCCCCAGTTTATATTGGAAAACTAATTCCATTGAATAAATCAACGTCAAAATATATGTGGGATAACCTTAAATTTTTGAGGAGATTTATGTTTAAGAAATTCAGGGGTATGAGTACCAAAGAAGTTCAGAAAAAGTGGGGGAAACAGAAATTAACAACATCGGAGGGTATTGTTAAGTATAATAAGGTTGAATATACAATGGAAAAATGGATTGAAAACTTTGAAGACTACTTAAAGTCAGCAATGTCTTATACCAACTCAAGAACTTTGGAAGAATTTAAAGAAACAGAATATGTATTTATAACACAGAATGCTTTGAATAGGTATTATAAATAACATATCAAAAAAAAAATATGGAAAAATCAAGATTATTAAATTTTATCAAAAAAACACATAAGTTTTATTCGAGTAATGCAACACCTAAAGATGTTTATTACGCATTAATAACTAATCCTGAAATGAGGCCGGCATTTAATTCAATGTTAAAAGGTAAGGATATTGCGTTATATAGTTTTTTGGTTCCAAAATTCAAAGAAAATCCAAATATTGAGGACTTATATGATGCGGTAAATAAATTTTTGACTGCGTTTAGATTATCGTATATCGAAGAACATAATCCAACAAAAAAATGTGATCAATGTGATGATGGTTTAATTAATTGTGATGTGTGTCACGGAACTGGGGAAGAAACTTGTCGTGATTGTGGTGGTAAAGGTAATACTGATTGTGATGATTGTGGTGGTGATGGTGAAGATTCCGAAGGTGAATCTTGTGATACCTGTCAAGGTGGTGGAACTTTAGAATGTGACACTTGTCACGGTACTGGTGATGAACATTGTCAATATTGTGATAATGGTTACATCTCTTGTGATGAATGTGGTGGTTCAGGTAATATTGAAACCACCGATACTGTTTTAATCGAAAGACAAAATTATTTAACCTATAATCCTGAAATTATTGATAAAATGAAAAAAATGGAAGAAGGGGATGTTTTTGACGAATCATTATTGGACATCATGTATATTAGTGACTCAGTAATACTTTTAAATTCAGTTGAGGATTATTCCGATTATGATTTTCATGTTGATAGGGAAGACGGTGAATTTGTTTTTGAATTTGAATTACAAAATCCGAAATTGAATATAACACCGTATAGTAATTTAACTATAATATGGAAATCAGAACCTTAAGATTAGAATCACCTTTTATTACTCTATGATAAACCCCTATCGGTATATAATATTTTTCTCCAACTGTCAACCTCTTAGGTAGTTCATCATCCATTTGTAGATACCAATTTTCCCCTTCCAATACCTCAACAAGTCTATTCTCTCTGTCACGATGCCATTTCAGTTCGTCTGAATCAACGTTTGGAGAGAATATTCTTAGTTTTTTATTGTCAATTATTTGTTGTTGATATGGTAGGTTTTCCATTACCAAGATTTTGAACTTTTAAGCCCTAATTTCTTAGCATGTCTCCCCACATTGCAACTCCAATACCCAGCCATAGTTCTATCTTTCTTTTGGGCACAATTATGTCTCGCCCTAAATGATTTTGCCGCTTTAGGATTTCTATTTCTTACTTTAAGATTGGGATCACCAAATGTAACTTTCTTGATTGTCCCTTTTGGTGTTTTAACATATACTGCAAATTTCTTTGGACCTCCAGGTGTTCTGAATGGTGAATTTAATTTAACATTTTTTCCTCTATGTTTAGCTTCAGACAATAATTCCTCAACTTCTTCTTCATACATTGGAGCATCTAACCAAACTTCATCACCATTTTCCAATAATACCTTTTTACCTAAATCGGATTCTACTAACCAAATATCTTCATCATTTAATCGTATTTTACCTTCATTAAATAAATTTCTCACTTCATTAATAAGCTTGAAGTATTTGTCTGAGTATATTCTAAATATGTTTTCATTTAATGGTATTCTATTTTCCAAATGATATTTTAAATCCTCAGAAATCAAACAAGATTCGGTTAACTTCATTGATGGGTTTACTGTTTCTTTGAGAACTTTTTTTATTAATCTATCTATATTTTGTTCCATATCTTTTCTTTTTTTATAAATATTACCTATCATTAATATAAAACCATCTAAAAATAATATGTACTACATTTATGCAATTTTTTATACATTAATAAGAATATTTGTATTCTCAAAAATATTCTATCTATTCATTATGACATCACAATATCCTGAATCCCATGATGTAAGTTTGTTAACATGGTGGATTTATTTTTTGATATTTGACATATGGTTATTACAAATGTTACCAGATAAAAAAACAAATCAAGAAAATAAACCAAATGATAATGATATTCTACAGTAAAATTTATTCCTCTACGACATATTTATAAAGAAAAAAATTTATGAAAAATATTATCGTGAAAGAATCTGAAATACGTAAAACACTTAGAAGGATTGTAAACGAGGACATGAGTCCTGAAATTGATGAGAAAAAAAACAAACCAAGATGTGTTGCAGGAAATGTAATTCCGTTGGATGAAATAGTCGGAACTGCCGATGAATATATTGATTATGCTCCAGGTGTTAATAAGAGAAAACTTGGGGTAAACTCAATGGTTGATACTTTGGGAATTCTTAACAACATAAGATTATTTAAAGATGTTAAAGACGGTGGAGCACATTTGGCTTATAATATGATGCACCATTTGGATAAGTTCAGAAATAAAAACTATTATGATGAGACATCAGGACAGTGTAATAAAGCCATGGATAAAATCATCGAACTTTACAAAGAAAATGAACATGGAACTGAACTTGTTAAAGATATTGAAAGAGTTTTAAATCTTCAAACAAAAGATGATGAATACACTCCATCCCCAAGAACTAAAGAATATCTAAAAAGATGCTTAGCTTTAGTTAAAGGAGAATAATCTAACCTCTTAGGAGGACTTTTAGGACCGTTACTAGTTATGGTAACAAAAAAAGAGGACATCGCTACGTCCTCTTTTTCTTTTTAAGGTATTTATAATAAAAACACAATGAAAACTAAACTATTCTTCGGATGGGAAAACATTAAATGGTTTTTCAAAGAAATTACAAATATGTATTCTACAAAACCATCATTCTTTTCTAAAAAAAGAATTGAGTCAGGTGTTGCATTTGCTGTCGCTCAATGGGGTATGATTTTCTTCCTTTTAGAAAAACATTCATCATTGACTATGACTGATTTAATTATGTGGGCGGGAGTTGAATTCGCAATTTCAGGGTACATTATACACCAAATACAAAAAGAAAAGAAAACTGAGGAACAAAAAGAAGAAACCCCCAACGAATAGTTGAGGGTTTTTTATTTATTTAACTTCTTCAAATTCAACGTCTGAACCTGTAAATCCTTCACTGTTTTCAGTCTGTCCTACATTACTATAGAGTTCCTGAGTAACTTGTTGCATTTTAGTATTAACATTATCAAGAGCTTCATTTATTTTGGTTACATCCCCTGAATTTTTAGCTTCTTTTAGTAGCTCAATACCACTTTTTATTTCATCCTTCTGAGGTTCACCAATTTTTTCATCCAAATCTTTTAATGTCTTTTCAATATTGAATATTACATTATCAGCTTCATTGATTTTCTCAACTTTTTCTTTAACCAACTTATCACTTTCAGCGTTTTCTTCAGCCTCTCTCTTCATTCTATCGATTTCTTCTTGGGATAAACCTGAAGATGATTCAATTCTGATGGTTTGTTGTTTATTTGTACCCTTATCTAGTGCCGATACATTGATAATACCGTTTGCATCAATATCGAATGTCACTTCAATCTGTGGAATACCTCTCATTGATGGCGGAATACCATCCAAATGGAATCTTCCAATGGTTTTATTGTCTTTCGCCATTGGTCTTTCCCCTTGTAATACGTGAATTTCAACAGATGGTTGATTATCTACGGCAGTAGAGAAAATTTGTGACTTTTTGGTTGGAATTGTTGTGTTTGCATCGATTAATTTAGTCATAATACCTCCCATTGTCTCAATACCTAGTGAAAGTGGGGTAACATCCAATAAAAGGACATCTTTTACATCACCAGCTAACACCCCACCTTGAATAGCAGCACCTAAAGCCACAACTTCATCAGGATTTACTCCTTTTGATGGTTCTTTTCCAAAAAATTTCTTAACCGCTTCTTGAATTGCGGGAATTCTTGTTGAACCTCCAACCAAAATAATCTCATCGATATCTTTTGTTGTTAATCCAGCGTTTTTTAGTGCTGATTTACAAGGTTCAATTGTTCTTTCAACCAATTTGTCAATTAATTGTTCAAATTTGGATCTTGTTAGTGTTTTAACTAAGTGTTTTGGTTGATTTTCAATTACCATAAAGTAAGGTAAGTTGATTTCAGTACTTTGAGATGATGAAAGTTCAATTTTAGCCCTTTCAGATGCTTCTCTAAGTCGTTGAATCGCCATAGAATCCTCAACCCATCCATTATTGTCATTTTTGAACTCAGATGTCAACCAATCAACGATTGCATTGTCAAAATCATCACCTCCAAGGTGAGTATCCCCATCTGTTGACAATACTTCAAACACACCTCCACCCAATTCAAGGATAGAAACGTCATGAGTACCACCACCACAGTCAAAAACAACGATTTTGGAGTCTTTATTCTTCTTATCAAGTCCGTAAGCTAATGCGGCTGCGGTTGGTTCATTGATAATACGTTTAACATTTAGTCCTGCAATCTCTCCAGCCTCCTTTGTTGCTTGTCTTTGAGCGTCATTGAAGTATGCGGGTACTGTAATAACCGCATCAGTTACAGTTTGACCCAAGTAATCCTCAGCAGTTTGTTTCATTTTCTGTAAAACCATAGCCGAAAGTTCTTGCGGGGAATACTCCTTACCATCAATCTTAACTTTAGGAGTGTTATTTTTCCCTTTTGTGACATTATATGGTACTCTCTTAACCTCAGACTTAATTTCGTCATAATTTGAGCCCATAAATCGTTTAATTGAATAGATTGTCTTCTCAGGATTTGTTACTGATTGTCTTTTTGCAGGATCCCCCACCTTTCTTTCACCACCATCTATAAATCCAATAATAGATGGGGTAGTTCTTTTACCTTCTGAATTGGTGATAATCACTGGTTCACCATTTTCCATAATTGCTACACACGAATTTGTAGTCCCTAGGTCTATACCCAAAATTTTACTCATAATTTAAATGTTTTTTGTTTAATTATATGTTTTATTTCTTATGGTGTCAATCCATAATTCATAAAACAATTGATAAAAATTAAACCAATTAAAATTTAACTGACAATTTGTCAGTTTTATTAAATTTTTAGTTAAATTATGTCTTTTTTAAAATTTATTTGTATTTATTCCTAAAAGTAAAAATAATGGACATCAACTTATACAACATATTAAAAAGATAAATCTAATCCTCCTTGTCATTAGGGGGATTTTTTTTTATAATTAACCAATAAACATTAAAATTAAAAAATGAAAAACACAAAAATCTACAACGAGTTAGTTCAGAAAATGAGAAACTTCTTCCAATCAAAAGGATTCTTGGAAGTACCAACACAATCAAGATTGTCAATCCTTGCAGCGTGTGAAAACCCACACTCAATCACTAAATTTGAATATTCAGGACAGATTTGGCCTTTACCTCAAACAGGTCAAATGTGGTTGGAGTATGAACTACTTAAAAACCCTGAATATCCTGGTGTGTATTGTATCTCAACATCTTATAGACAAGAGAAAACACCAATCCCTGGTCGTCATGATTTAATCTTCCCGATGTTTGAAGTGGAAACTAAAGGTACAAAAGAAGATATGGTTAAACTTCAAGCAGAAATGTTAGAATATCTTGGTTTTGATGTTCCGACTGTTGCCGACTACAATGAACTTTGTGAAAAATACGGAACAGAAATCCTTGAAGCTGAACACGAAACAAAAATGTGGAATGAAATCGGTGATTCAATCTCACTTCAGAACTTCCCACTAAGAACAAACCCATTCTGGAATATGCAAAAGGGTGAAGGTGACAAATTCCAAAAGGTTGATGTTATCTTATTCGGACAAGAGACAATTGGTTCAGCTGAACGTTCTTGTGACAAAGAAGGAATGAAGGAAATGTTCTACACAATTGAAGGAGGAAACTATTCAGCTAAACTTTTTGAATTATTTGGTAAGGAAAGAGTAGAAAAAGAATTGGAAGAATTCTTATCTTTGGACTTCTTCCCAAGATTTGGTTGGGGTTGTGGTATGACCAGATTGGCAAGAGCGTATGAATTGAATCTTCAAAAAAAACTTAGTACAGAAGTAGCTTAATTATGGCAAAGAAACAAAATGTGGAAACACCAAAAACAGAAAGTACCAAATATGAATATGTCCTTGATTGTGGAGATATAATCCAAATATGGAGATATGACAAAAAATATGGTAAAAATGCTTATGAGGTTGAAAACATTTACAAAGGAGAGCCAAAATTCAGTAAATTAAAAAAGGGGTCGAATTAGACCCCTTTTTTAATTATTATAATATTTATAATCATAAAATAAATTTATAAATTATAGTAAATGTCAACTGAAATTATTGTCGCTTTTATAACTGGTGTTATGGGGGTTGTTGGTCCACTAAGTATTTTATACGCAAAAAACAAACTTAGTAAGAGTAAAAAACCAGATATGGTGAAAGAAACTTTAAAAATTAGTCAACTAGTGACATCAAAAATTGAAGACCTTAGAGATGAACTACATTGTGATCGTGTATGGATATCACAATTCCACAATGGAGGTAATTTCTATCCTACAGGAAAATCAATGGCTAAATTTAGTATTATTTATGAAGTTGTGGGGACTAATACCCATTCAAAACAAACTAACTTCCAAAATATTCCTGTTAATTTATTTAGTAAATCAATTAATCATTTGTTGGAAAAAGACATTATTGAAATATCCGATTTTAAAGATGAAACTATTGCAACTCACGGACTAAAATATCTGGCCGAAGAAACTGGATGTAAGTCACAATATAGTTTTGCAATTAAAACAATTGATAACAAATTTATCGGTGTTTTAGGTGTTGATTACACAAAAAGAAAAACAAAATTAGACTCAGAAACAATAAATCACCTGTTAGTTTATGCAGGAACACTAGGCGGGGTTTTAATGAATCATCTAAAACAATAATATTTAAATATTATTCTTTATCTCCCTTTCCTGAGTATTTAACCCCCATTATTGTCCCAATTATACTAAAAGCATTTGTTAATAATATACCCAACATATTAGACCATGTTGAACCTATCATTTGAGTGTCTTTATTAACAACTAAAGCTAAAATATACATAAATGTTGTAATTATACCAATAGATATTATTACACCCAAAGCAATTTTTACAATGCTACCAATTAATTCTGTTTGGGTTTTCTTTTGTAATACATCCAAATCATTAATCGCTGACATTTTAGCACTTTCAGCCTCAATTCTAGCCATTTCTGACTTAGCCATCTCTTGTTGGAGTTCGATACTAATTCTTTCGTTATCTTGTTTCCATGCTATCAGTTCTCTATTTTGAACTTCAAAGGTAATTTTAGAATCTTCAACCTCTTTCAAGGTTTCTTGGAGTTCCTCCATTATCCTTTGATTTTCACCATTAACCTCAATCAATTCTTTGTTCTTTTCCTGAACTTGTTTTGTTATTTCTAACCTTTTTTTTCTTGTTTCTTTATCCTTTTCCTTACAATTCTCCACATATTTGGTAAAATCAGGATCATCTGAAGAATCGATTATCTTCAAAATATTTCCTTCTAACCCAATATTTTTCTTTTCGAGTAATTCTATTAACTCTTGTTTTGTATCCTTATTAAATTTCATTATTTATATACCTTAAATGGCGCGGTTCTTTTTTTATAGCCTTCATAATCTTTTTTGAATTCTTCTAGCCTAGGTTCAATATCATCAGATTTTATAATCCAAAATTGAGCTCCAGCTTGAACTGCCTTTGCTTGTTCTTCAGGTTCATTAGACGATGATATAATCCCTATAACCACATTATTACCATACTCAAAGTTAATTTTTCTAATCAATTCTATACCATCAAAGGAAGAACCAATTATGTTTAAATCAACGAATACGCACTCAGGTCTATCTGAAAAATCACCTTGTAACCATTTTTGAAATAGTTTTGCCGCTTCATCAGAACTATTTAAAGATTTTAGTGAAAGACTAATATCTAATAAAGAACAAGCGTCTTCAAATACTAAATGGAACAAGTCCTCATCATCTACCAACATTAACGTTTCAATCATTTTTTTCTAATTTTTATTTTATGTTTATTTTCATTTTAGTACCAATTTCATTTTTTTCACAAGTAATCTCAAATCCGTGTTCTTCTAAAATTGCAACACAAATATTCAAACCCAATCCAGAACCACTCTCTTTTTGTCCTTCTTTCCTTGTGTATGGTTTTGATAAGTGGTCAAAATCTTGTTGAGTGATTCCTCTACCATTATCTTGTATTATTAAAATATCACCCTCCATAAATATCTTAACAAATTTTGTGTCAGAATCGTTATATTTCAAACCATTTCTTATCAGGTTATCAATGGAGGTACAAAACAATGACTCGTTCACATCTTTAGTTATTAGTTCATCGATATGAACCTGACTTTTGTATGAAGTTGTTGCTAAGTAACTTTCTAAAATACTTTTTAAATTACATTCTGTTTTATTTAATACAACATCTTTTTTAACTAAGTTTGTAAATTCATAAACACCTCTATAAACTTTTTGTGCATGAGCTAATCCATCTTTAATCATTTTAAATGGTGCAGATATTTTTAAATCCTCTATTTGTTCAAGTGTTAATCTTCGTTCTAAAGAGCTAACACCTCTAGGTATGTATGTATTAATACCTGAGTGCATATCGTGTCTTAAAATCTTAGCAGCGTGTTCTAAATAGGTGTTCTTTTTCTCAATCTCAATAGATTGTGTGATTCTATCAGTTATATCTGTTGCAATTTTCATTACCCTTTGTACTTTACCATCAACTCCAAATACTGGATTATATGAGGCTTGAATCCAAACTTGTTTTTTATCTTTAGTAAACCTTAAAAACTCATCAGTAACATAAACACCACTTCTCAACAATTTCCAAAATTCTTTATATTCAGGTGATTTTGAATATTCCTTCGAAACAAAAATTCTATGATGTTTACCTTTCAATTCTTTTTCTGTATATCCCATTTTTTCACAGAATAAATTATTAGCAAACATAATTTTACCATCCAAGTCAAACTCAATAACCATATTGGATGTGTTAATTGCCGTCATTCTATTTCGAATCTCAATTTCTTTTTTCTTTACATCAGTAACATCATATCTAATTGACATATAACCCAAAAACTTACCATTTTCATCGAAATCCCCCTTTATATAAGAATCAACCCAATATAATTCCCCAGTTTTTGATTTATTGGTTACAACCTCATTCCAAATCTTTTTCTCAACTACCACTTCTCGGTACATATTAACCCAAAACTCCTTTGGATGTCTACCTGAATTAACAATACTATGATCCTTTCCTCTTACTTCATCTAAACACCACCCAGACACCTCCTCAAACTTTTTATTCACATATGTTATTTTACCTTTATTGTCAGCTTTAGAGACTAAAACAGACGTATCGACAAACTTTTCAAACTCATATAAGTTATCCTTCAAAATATTACTTTCTTTAACTGAATAAGCAAAAGAATATAGTGATGATAACATTTGAGCAAAGTTAACTTCTAATTCAATCCATTCCCTTGGGGTTTCACTCTCAATACAAACAACACCAATTATATCACCTTTATACATAATTGGTACATCCAACATTGATTTAATACCAAGTGGTTTTAAGTATCCTTCCGAAAAACAAGATGTTGCGGTATGAGTTTCCGCATTGTTAGCAATAATAATCGGATCAATTTCTAAATGTTCAAAATAAGAACTGAAATCCTTTTTAAACATTTCCACACCACTATACCATTCATCTTCTTTTTTAATATAAAGTTGTTGACAAATAATTGAGGTTTTATCTGAATTATATAACCAAATTGAACATCTATCAGTATTGATTGATTCTGTAACTTCTTTTGTTAAAGTTTTTGCCCCATCCTTTACATTTCCTTGATAAAATAATGAATTGTGTGATTGTGAAATAAGAACTTTGTTAAGTTTTTTGGAGTATTTTGTTAATTTTATATTATGTTTTAATTTGTGATAATATTCTTTCACTAAAATTGAAAAAAATGGTAAAAAAATAATAAAACAAGATAACTCAATTATTTTGATTAATTGTGGTGCGTCATTTATAAAAAATAATGAGATCATCTTCATTATAAAGAAAATTGACATAATTAAAACTGAAAAGTAAATAGAAATTTTAACCTTGATTGACATACTTGATAACTTTTTTTCTATATAAATACTAACTTAAATTAGTTAATTGGTATTTATAAAAAAAACTATAAAACTATGTTAAAAATCGGTTCACAAGGAGAATTAGTTAAACAACTCCAAACAAAATTAGGCATTACTGCCGATGGTGCATTCGGTCCTGGTACTGACAAAGCACTTAAAGAATGGCAAACTAAAAATGGTTTAGTTGCCGATGGTATTGCAGGTCCTGCGACACTCGAAAAAATGGGAGTATCTCTTCCAAAAGTCGAAAAAGAGACATTAAAATTAGAAAAACTAAAAGGTCAAATACCTGATGTGGTAATTTCTGAAATCGCAATGATTGCTGATAAATTTGGAATTATCACCAATTTGAGATTATGTCACTTTTTGGCACAATGTTCAACTGAATCAGGTAATTTCAAAGCTGTTTCTGAAAACCTTAATTATTCTAAAGATGGATTGTTAAGAATTTTTCCTAAGTATTTTCCGGGTACACTAGCCGAGTCATACGCTCACCAACCTGAGAAGATAGCTTCTCGTGTTTATGGTAGTAGATTGGGTAATGGCGATGAAACAACCAAAGAAGGATGGAAATTCCGTGGTCGCGGTTATATCCAATTAACAGGAAAACAAAACTATCAAGTTTTCTCTGGTTTTATTGGCGAAGATTGTGTCGCAAACCCTGATTTGGTTGCTACAAAATATCCTCTAGGTTCTGCGGCGTTCTTCTTTAACAACACAAGCCTTTGGAATGTATGTGATGAAGGTGCGTCTGAAGAAGTTGTAACAAAAGTAAGTAAAAGAGTAAATGGTGGTTATAATGGTTTAGATCACAGAAAACACGAATTTAAAAGATTTGAAAAACTATTGTTAGTTTAAAAATAAAACCCCTCCGATAAAGAGGGGTTTTTTATTATAAGAATACAAGTTCATTGGTTTCTTGATTCCAATCCACAATTAATGGTTTATTCGCATAAGCATATTGTTCATTAAGAACACTAGCATTAATATAATGAGTATCACCATCAAAAGTATAACCATAACCAGTATGAATGTGACCACAAACGTGAATCTTTGGTTTGATTTCTTTGATTCTGTCAGCCAATAGTTCACAACCTAGATGTTCAGTTCTACCAATAACTTGATCAACATAACCATAAGCAGGTCCGTGAGTGATAAGGATGTCAGTATCAGTCGGAATATTATTCCATCTACGTTTTAGTTCCTCGCCTTTTCTTGGTAAGTTAAATGCCCAATCATAAAATTCTGGTTGCCAAGGACTGCCATATACTTTCACAGGTTTTTCATCACCAATTTGTACTTCTACTGAACTATCTCTTAGGTATTCAAAGTTCTTATAGGTATTTAATATTTCTTCGGTAGATTTGGGAATTAGAACACTCCCATGAACAAAGAATGGTTCTCTATCTATGAAACCCCAATCATGATTACCAGCAATGAATACTTTGAAATCATAATCCAACCCATCAAACCATTGACAGAAGTTTTGTATTTCTTGTTTGTAACCCATTGAAGACATATCACCGGCATGAATCAATAGGTTACCTCCTGGTAAGTCCTTTTCAACTTGTTTATGTTTACTATGAGTATCGGATATAAATGTTATTTTCATTAATTAACTATGTTTTTACTAATTTTTTATAAGATAGATATATTTATTGTAAAATAAAACAGATAAAATCAAAAATTTAACAAATATGAAAAGAATTATAAGGTTAACTGAGAGTGACTTAGTTAAATTAGTGAAAAGAGTTATCAGTGAACAAACAACTGATTCCTTTCCATCCAACCCAAATACAGATGTAATTAAAATACCTGCAACTGCAACAAATTATAAAAATCTTTTTAAAGGACCAAGAATGACTCTTCTTGAGGCACAAAATTTATATAACAACTTAATTCAAAATAAACATGTTGGTTATCTAAAAGCAATTTATCTCGATGACACTAGTGTGGTTCGACAAGGTCAAGAACGTCCTGGTACACAGGGTGTCTCAGCATCCACTGAACAAAAAAGACCCGTTTTTCAAGTAATGAAAGAATTCAAAATTAATGGTCTGCCAGTTATTAAAAATGGTTTTTTGAATACTTGTGATCAAAGAATTGAGGATTGTGGAAATTCAAAATTGAGGAACGCTATGGTGGAATTACCTGATGGTTCTAAATTAGATATTTCTTTATAATAAAAAAAACCTCTTTTTATAAGAGGTTTTTTTTATTATTATTTTCTATTGTAATAACAATATTGAATATATGAATTATCCATCATTTCTATGTTAACACCAGAAAGATTTAATTTGTTTTCTTTTATTTTATAGAACAATGTAACAACGTCACTATTTTTTGTTAGATAGTATTTTTCCACTGAGTTTTTATTACCCAATTCGCCGACAAACTCTAGAAATAAAAAATTAGGTTTAAGTGATTTTTCATTTTCGATGATTAATAAATTTTCTAATTCATCAAAGACGATAATATTTTTAGAGTTATCAACTTGGTATATCTCATATTGTACATTTTTATTCATAAAATATGATGTTAAGGTATCCTTTCGATTTTCAACCAAGTCAATTTTATTTTCATACATTGATGGGTCATAGAATAAAATTGAATCAAGTAATAGTGAATCTATTACCTCTTGACTTTGTGAGTGAAGATTTATCGCAAATAAAACGAACATTAAAATTGATAGATTTCTCATAATATTGTGTTTTTAAGTTGTGATGAATTCTTATTACAATTACAAAAATATAGACTTTTTAATTAAATCAAAAAAATACTATCACTTTTTTTAAAAAAATTTTAATCCCACCAACCTCTTAAACCAGATCCGTCAAATTGTTCATCAAAATCTTTTTCCTTATCAAAGGTTGTATAATCTTGTCCTTTCATTATCGTCCAAAGTTCAACCCATTCTTGTTCTTCCAATTCAGTTACCCTTTTGAAAAATTTTCTGTTGAACTCTTTTTGTTCTTCATTATTATAATCAACCAATTCATGTAACTCTGAGTTCCCTTCAAACGGAATAAATTTTATATTTTCTGTATCATATTTGCGACCCAATTCAATCTCAACAATATCATGGTATCTATAATCACGGATATTTTTAAGGATTTCAACAACCCTACTCATTTTTTCAACTTTCTTGAGTCTACTATGTTCAACTTCATTCCCTTTGGTTTCAAGATTTTTGGATATATCTTCAACACCAATCTCAATAAAGAATAAAGTACCATAAGAATCCCACCAATGATGACTCCATAAGGCTTTTCTGAACTTCCAAATGTTTTTTAAAAAGTTGGGTAAGTCTCTAAATAGGTATGAACATAATCTACCATACCAAGTATAATTGTAACTCATATATTTGTATTAGAATAAGAAAAATTGTGACATTTTTGAGAAAAATGACTTATTCTTTCTTGTTACTTTTGAAAGTTGTCCCTTCTTTTCTTTTTCAAAGTTGTTTGAAAGGAGGATTACATTCTTTTCACTTATGTCATTTTTCCACTTTTTCATATACAACTCAAAAAGTCTCTCAGAAGTTTCAATCTGAGCAGTGTTTTCACAAGAATCAAGAACTTTCATAAGCCAAGTGTACTGATCCAAAGAATCTCTTTTCATAGTTGGTATAAGATTTATGTTGTGAACTAATGATTGTGACACAAAAATAGGATTTAAATTTTAATACTCAAAATGTTTTACGTATTTTTTTATCGTTTGTCTTCTTTTTTTGTCATCCAAATCCGGAAATTCATGTATGATATAACTGTCTATTTTTTTAACTATATAACCAAAGTTATTAATAACGGGATAAGACTTATCACTAATCATTATTCTATATTTACCCATTATATCTTGTATATGTTCAGGATGTTCAACGGCAGGAA